CTGCTATATCTATACCAGTACAAGCTATTGGTACAGTAATTGATAAGTTAGAAGATGAAACTAGTCCAGAAGAAGACCAAGAAGAATCTAAAAAAAAATAAATAAGACTTGTATTTGTATAAGCAAGGAGAAATAAAAGTAACATGGCAACTACATACTTAACTTTAACAAATGAACTATTAAGAGAACTAAACGAAGTTGTTTTAACTTCAGCTAATTTTAGTAGTGCATTAGGTGTACAAGCTCACGCTAAAGATTGTATCAATAGAGCATACAAAGATATAGTAATGGCAGAACCTCAATGGGGGTTTTTAGCTACTGGTGAAAGTGGTGCAACTGATCCTTTCTACGGTAATGTATATGTAGAAACTGTTGCAGGAACTCGTTGGTATGAATTAAAAGCAGCTAGTTCTAGTATTACTACAGACTATGGTTCGGTAGATTGGGATAACTTTTATCTAACTACTATAGGTGTAAGTGGAGAAAGTGCTCCTTATGTAAGCAGGAATATAAATTTTGTAACTCTTGAAGAGTGGAAAGACCACAGAAGAGAATCTGAAAATCTAGATGATGCAGATTCACAGTCGTGGGGAGAACCTAAGTTTATTATTAGAAGTCCAGACTCTAGAAAATTTGGACTAAGCCCTATACCTGATAAAATATATCGAGCATGGTTTTATGCTTGGGATTTACCAACAGCATTGGATGCTCACGGAGATGCTATAGTATTCCCAGATGTTTATTCCCCAGTATTAATGGCTCGCTCTAGGTATCATTTTCATCAGTTTAAAGATGCTCCACAACAAGCAGCTTTTGCTTTAGAAGATTATAAAAAAGGATTAAAACAAATGCGATCTTCATTAATGAATCCTGTACCTAAATACATGTCAACGGATCATATCTAATGGCAGCATCCCAACCGTATGCACTATCTTGTGAAGGAGGACTAGACAAATCTTCTAGTTCTTTTGAGCTTTTACGTAGACCCGGAGCAGCTACAAGGTTAAGAAACTTTGAAGTTGATATAGCAGGTGGCTATAGAAGAATTAATGGCTTCTCTGCCTTTGGTGGTGCTAGTGCAGCTAATCCTAGTTCAGATAATGATATACTAGGCTTACACGTTTATGCGGATGGTGTAATAGCTTGTACAAGTACTAATATTTATTTTAGTCAAGATGGAGAAAGTTGGCTACAGATTAATATGGGAAGTGTAGATGCTGGAGGAGATGACTATACAGCCTTTACAGGTCGTAGTGCTGTAGCTAGAACTTCACAAGGTTTAGCACATTTTGCAACTTTTGAAGGTGATACTGATTACGGAGAAGTAATTATAACCGATGAAGGATCAGGTGCATTACCTTTTTATTTTAAAATGACAGGTACTGGTGCAGCATTAAGTAGTCGTACCTTTTTTGCTAAAACAATTACAGTAAGTAGTACAGTTTATCCTAAGTTTTGTACTATGCACGACAAGCATTTAGTAGTTGGTGGAGCAGCTACAGCACCTAATACTATTTATTATAGTGATTCAGCTAAAATTACTGGAGCTGATATAGATGATTTTGCTAATGATGGTGGAGCTATTAAACTTGATGATCAAGTAGTAGGACTTAAAAGCTTTAGGGAGGACTTAATAATATTCTGTCGAAATAGTATTTGGAAATTAAGTAATATAAATATTGCTGCTTCCATAGCAATAGCACCAATTACAAAGAATATAGGTTGTTTAGATGGTAAGAGTATTCAGGAAATTGGTGGTGACTTAGTATTCTTAGCACCAGATGGAATAAGAACATTAGCTGGTACAGTAAGAATTGGTGACGTTGAATTAGGTACAGTTAGTAGAGCTATCCAACCTGTCATAAAATTTATTGCCGATAATATTGGCACCTATACTATAAGCACTATTGTTATTAGAGATAAATCTCAATATCGCTTATACTATGGGAGTGATTCTACAGGCAGTGCTTCAAGAGGAGTAATAGGCACACTTAAAACAAACGACCAAGGAGCTACTCAATTTCAATGGTCTGAAACTGTAGGCATAGACGCAAGTGCAGCAGCAGCTTCAGGTTTTAATTACAATGGTGTTGAAAAACATTATCACGGAGATTATTCTGGTAGAGTTTTTAATCACGATGTAGGAGACAATTTTTTAGATTCTAGTAATACTGCAAGTAATATTATTTCTAAATATCAAACTCCGGATTTAGATTATGGAGATTTAGGAACTCTTAAAACTTTAAAATATGCCAAAGTATCAATTACTCCAGAAGGAACAGTTGATACAACTTTAAGAGTTAGATATAATTTCGATAATTTAGACAGCCCTAAACCTGCTGACTATTCATTATCAATACCCAAACCTTCGCTGTTTGGTACAGCAGTTTTAGGAGCAACAGCAGCACATAAATTTGGTGCAGCTTCTGATCCAATAACAAGACAAGTAGTAGAAGGAAGTGGACACAGCAACTATTTTCGAGTATTTAGTGATAATCAAAATGCACCTTATACAGTTAATGGCTTATATATAGATTACGTACCTTCAGGGAGAAAATAATTATGGCATACAGTTATACACGACAAAGTTCAATGAGTGATGGTGATACTATCACAGCAGCTTTATTTAATGAGGAATATAACCAACTAGTCAATGCTTTTGCATACTCATCTAGTTCAGCAAGTTCTACAGGACACAGACACGATGGTACTGCAGGACATGGTGGTAACATACACACAATAGGTGATTTAGACTTTTTAAATAAGATTGCTGTATCAGGTAATACTTGGGGAGTTTTTGTAGAGGTATCTTCAGCAGCAGTAGAACAAATTAGAATACAAGACGGAGCTATTGTACCAGTAACAGATAACGATATAGATTTAGGTACAAGCTCTTTAGAATTTAAAGATGCTTACTTTGATGGCACAGTAACATCAGATGCCTTTGCAGGTCCATTGACAGGTAATGTCACAGGAAACGCTTCAGGTACTGCAGCAACTGTAACAACGGCTGCACAGTCTAACATTACAAGTTTAGGAACTTTAACAACTCTTACTGTTGATAATGTTATAGTTAATGGAACTACAATAGGTCATACATCAGATACAGATTTATTAACCCTTACAAGTGGTGTACTGACAGTAGCAGGAGAACTTGACGCTACTACATTAGACATATCAGGTAATGCAGATATAGACGGAACACTAGAAGCTGACGCTATAACAATAGCAGGAGTTACATTAGCAGAAACAATTAGTGATACAGTTGGAGCAATGGTTGGTTCTAATACAGAATCAGGTATTACAGTAGCTTATCAAGATGCAGATAACACACTAGACTTTACAGTTGGTACTCTTAATCAAGACACAACAGGACTAGCAGCAACAGCAACAGCTTTAGCAACTGCAAGAACAATAGGTGGAACATCTTTTGATGGTACAGCAAATATAGCAGTAGCAACTGCTACAGAAGGAACAAATGTTACAGTTAGTGCTAATAACTCTACAGACGAAACAGTTTATCCAACATTTGTAGATGGTGCTACAGGAACACAAGGAATTGAAACAGATACAGGTTTAACATATAACCCTAGTACAGGAATGCTAACTTCTACAGGTGTTACTTCAACATTTACTGGTAATATAACTGGTAATGTAACAGGAAACACAAGTGGTACTGCAGCTACAGTAACTACAGCAGCTCAATCTAATATAACTTCATTAGGAACTCTGACAACTTTAACAGTTGACAATGTTATAGTTAATGGAACAACTATCGGACATACATCTGATACTGATTTAATAACTTTAGCAGATGGTAATGTTACAATAGCAGGAGAGTTAGATTTAACTACGTTAGATGTTTCAGGTAATGCTGACATAGATGGTACATTAGAAGCCGATGCAATTACTATTGGTGGAGTTACTCTATCTGAAACTATTGCAGACACAGTTGGAGCTATGGTTACAAGTAACACTGAATCAGGTGTTACAGTTGCTTACCAAGATGCAGACAACACAATAGACTTCACAGTCGGAACACTTAACCAAGACACAACTGGTACAGCAGCAACCGTTACAGGTGCAGCTCAATCATCAATTACAAGTCTCGGAACTCTTACAACACTTACAGTTGATAATGTTATAATCAATGGTTCTACTATTGGTCATACAGGAGACACAGATTTAATAACAGTAGCTTCAGGAATAGCTACAGTAGCCGGTGAAGTTTCAATGACTACACTGGACATAGGTGGAACAAATGTTACATCTACTGCTGCAGAATTAAACATCCTTGATGGTGTAACTTCAACTGCTGCTGAACTTAATATCCTAGATGGAGTTACAAGTACTGCGGCAGAACTAAACGCCCTAGAC